CCGTAAACGCTCCCCGCTCTTTGATCAACGATTGGCGCTATCGCCCTCTGCGCCGCTGACGGCAGAGGCAAGGGCGGCGGCGCTGCGAGCGATGGGGATAATGGCTCCTCGGACGCTGACCCTCGGCGGCGACCAGAACGGCATGATGACGCCAGAAGAGCAAGCTGCGCAGTTGCGGCGACTGGCTGGCGGCGGCCCTCGCCTGTAGGCGCTTCCCTTCCCGACATTCCACGAAAGGCACTTCGATGGCCCTTACTGACCCGCGGAGCGTCATTCGCGAGATCCTCTCGCGCCGTCCCGATCTGCACACGGCGTTTGCTCCGCAATTGAGTGCTGCCGGCATACAGATCGCAGGGCCAGGCTTTTCAGGAGAGACCAGGCGCAGGGCGGATGCAAACGCCGCATTGCAGGCCGGGACGGTGCCAAGCACCACGCTCGGCCCTGTCCCAACCAACATGGGAGGCTTTCCGCCGCGGGCGACGACCGAGTCCGCCAACATGGAATTTGGCCGGGAGCGCGAGCGCGCCCTCATGCGCTCGCCGTTTGGTGAACAGGAACCACTTGGACAGCGCAACGATCTCGAACAGCCATTCTCTCCCACAATTGCAGGGCGTCCTCCGACACCGCCGCCAACCGGCTTTCCTGCCGCCCCCGGTTTTGCGGACTTCGGTCGTGAGCGCGAGCGCGCCCTCATGCGCTCGCCGTTTGGCGACCAGGGGCCTGGCGCGGGACCGACGCCGCCGGGGCTCGCGGCCAGAGGGCTTATGCCGCCGAGCTTTGGTGCGGGACCGGGAAGCGATATGGCTCGCCTGCCGCAGTTCCGTCCGTCTTTTGCGCCGGGGACAGCAGAAGCGTCATTGCCGCCTTCACTGCCGCAGGCACGGCCGGGAATATCGCCGGGGCCTGTCCCGCCCAACATGGGGAGCTTCCCGCCGCGGCCAGAGCCCGGAGCGGGGCTTGCCGGCGACCTGTCGGGCATGCCGCCGCAGATAGCGGATTTGATGGGACCGAAGAACCCGCTCGCACCAGCAATACCGCCGTCCGGTGCGCCGTTCTCCCCCTATGGCCCCAATGCAAGCCCGGCTCGCATGCCACAGCCGCGAATGCCGCAAATGCCACAGCCGCGGCCGGACTACACGCCGCCAGCAGTTGCCGGGGCTGGCGGTCCTACTCCGCAGCAATTGGCGGAGGCAAGGGCAAACGTAGCCTCGGCACGGGCGGCAAATCAGCGTGTGGCCGGCGCTCCATTCGAGACGCCAGCAACGACACAGTCATTGCGTCCGGGTCTTAATCTTGCGGCAGGGATAGGAGCTACGCCCGCACCGCTCGGCTCCACGGTACTGTCGCCTGACATGCTCGACCCGTCAGCTCAATTCGCATCAGTCGGCGAGCGCATTGCCCCTTATGCCGGGGCAGGGGGTGGTGCTGCAACGGCACGTCTGCCGCGTCCCCGACCGGACTTAAGCCCCCAATTGGGCGACGTGCCTCCGGCGGCAGGAACAGCGCCACTCGGAGCTGTCACTCCAGGGCAGAATTTACCGCCCCCCTCGCCGAGCGCGGCCGGACCTCCCGATCCACTAAAGTCGATGGCGCTCTACAATCAGCCGCCGCCGGGGATGGGCGACAGACCATTCCCTGGAGCCCCTCCAACGCCGCCTCCGGTCCCGGCCGCTCCCGCACAGCAAACCCCCTATGGCAGGGGCGCGGGAAGACTGGCAGGCACGCTCCTGGGAGTGGGCGCTGGGCTTGCGTCGGGCAGTCTGCCGGCGGCTATTGTCGAAGGTGGCTTAGGCTACAAGCTCGGTGGATATGCGGGCAGGAAAATCGGCCAGCTTGTTAATCCAAACGTTCCTCCGCCTCTCGATGCATCCGGCGTTCCTGCCATCACTCCGCCGCCTCCGCCTCCGCCGCAGCAGAGCATGCCTAGCGGCATCTTCGGCACGGCAAAAAGTGGAATGAGAGCAATAAAGAACCTGCCAAGAGAGTTGGCTGCCATGGTGCGGGATGGGCGCCTTCCGCTAGCGGAGGCGCAAAGGATGGTCAGTGCCAGCGGCGCGAGCGGTAGCAGCGTGTCCGGCGGCAACTGGAACGGCGGCAGCAGAAGCGGCGGCGGTGGCGGCTATGGCTGGTCAGGCAGCGGCGGCTCGGGCGGCAATTATGGCGGCGGCGGCGGCTACAATATCCGCGAAAGCATCGGCGGAGCTTTCCGCAATCGCTGACGACTAGCCGCCTCTCTTCTCACAATTCACGTCTGAAAAGGAGCAACGCCTTGACTGGTGTTCGCGACTACTCAAGCACGGCCGCCTCGAATTTGAGCGTTGGCGGGATCGGCATTCAGGAAGGAATGGCGAGGTCCAGCGTGAACAACGCAGCTAGGGCCACGCTCGCCGACACCGCAAACCTCCTCCTCGACCTCGGCGGGGAGACTGTCACCACGGGCAGCGGCAACGCCTTCCTCCTGTCGCTTCCGAGCGCTCCCACCGCCTACGCCAGCAACCTGTCCTTTGTCTGCAAACTGCACCATGCCGTCACCGGGCCAGCCACCCTCAACCTCAACGGGATAGGGGTGAAGCCCATCAAGAAGCTGGTGCATGGCGTTCTCACCGACCTCACGAACGGCGACGGGGCGGCCGGGCACCGGGCGAGCTGTATTTATTCAACGGGCGACAATTGCTTCCTGATGCTGAATGCCGGCGGCGGCGGAAGCGTCTATTTCGCTGACGATATAGACGACGCGCTTGCCATACCGGATCTGCGCCCCGGAGCCTCCGTCTATGTCGGAGGCGATCAGTTCGTCGTGGTTGACGACGCCACGCTCGCCACTGACGGCGGGACGGTATTCATTCCCGACAGCGAACTCTCTGCCATCTACGAGGAGGCGATACCTCCAACCTACTTCCTCGGTGCTGTCGGCGCGAATGTCGCGATGGAATACTCCCTCGCCCATGAGGGCATTGACTTCGATAGTGTTGAGCTGGTGCTCGGAGACGACGATGAGACGATCGACGTCTGGATGCTGAACGGGCACGTCATGCAGCCGATTTACGCCGACCGCACGGCAACCCCGCAACTCCCGCTCATCGACACGGGGCGGGGCAAATTTCGCGATCCGCTTGGCGTTCTGACGGGATTTCATGGTGTTCCGCCCACCACCATTCATCCGCCAGTCCGCACTGGCGGTGTGCTGGTGCGCTACAAATACGCGCTGAGTGGGCTGCGCCTGAAGCGCGTCACCGGGCCAGTGTTCGAGCTGCGCTGGTGGCCGGTCATCGCGGTCGATGACGAAGAGGTCGGCGTCCAGACGGACAATTCCGGCAAGATATGCTGGGCCGCCAATGCCGCCGCCGCCGCGGGTGCCGAAGCAGTCTACGTCGACAAGATGTATCACTATGCCCGCTGCGTCGAATGGCCAGAGGGCGTGGAGCTGCGCGGCAGGGGGCCCGGCGTGTCCGGCTTCCGTGTCATGGACAACATGCAGCATACCCAATTGCTGCTTAGCGCATCCATCGACGGTGCCGCAGCCAATCCCGCACTTAATCCGCTGTTGAAGCCGGCAACGCGGCTCTGGGTATACGACGACATCTTCTTCGCGAACGCTACCGCCTTCTACCCGGCGACCGGCGCGACCCGTATCCGTATCAGCGAGATAGAGTTTGACGGCAACATCGATAACAACCTGCGCCTCTTCTCGGAGCAGGATGCCGAATACGCTTACACTTATTCTGCAGCCAACTTTACCTTGGGCAACGTCCCGTCAGCTTGCGCTTTTGCCGTTAGCAATGTGGGGGGCCGCGTTATTCCGGAAGGACAGATCGTCGAGCTTCATAATGTAAAGATGCACGGTTACGGATCACACATACTAGCGGGCAACGACAAAACCACCTTCATCTGCACCGGCATGCTGGAGTTGGGCAATACCTGCTCGGGCCATTGGCTCTATTTGTGTAGGGGTGTGTATGACAGGGTTCGCGTGTTCGGTTACTGCAACGATGATGGGCTGCGTGTTGACCAGTTCATCGCAAAGTCGGTCGAGTTCATACTAGCTCCGCCTCCTGACGTGATGTTCGATATCACCGGCAATTATGCAAATGGAACGATGCAGCTTATTTCCTTTACCGAATACATGCCGCAGCAGCAGTCAGTGCCGCGCGGCTATCTCTACCCGACGCTTTCCCCGTTCCGTATTGTCATTGATCACCTGTTCGTCGATGCCACCGGGCTCGACACTTTCCCCGCCGGAAAAACATATTGTGCGGCGACCCCGTTGTTTATCAACGGCGACAACGTTCACATCAAGTCGGGGAAAATGCGCTTTGGCCAGCTTACGTCGGCAGCGACGACGATCTTCAATGCAGACGGTAATGTGGCGGGCGGTCATCCCTACAGAAACCAAGTCTACGAAAATCTGTCGATTGAATACAGTTCTCGTACGGGCATCGCGCTCATGGCGAGCGGCAGCGTTGATGGCGGTTTTGCGGAGGCGCAGTTCCGCAACATCACATTAGAGGCGCGTGCGTCCACGCACATACCGGGCAATCCGAGCCCGGCCGGCGTCAGTTCCTCTCTAGGTGTCTGGCGGTTTAAGGAGACGGTTCTCGCGGAGCCTACACCACCAGCCTATAACATAGCCTATGACGGCCGGGACGTGGAGTTCAGCGCCGTCACCGTCGACGCCACTCTGAACGGCAAATACATCGACATTACGCCGCCCGATCCGGCGGCTCCGACCTATCGCTATTGGTTCAATTACAACAGCGGCGGGTCGGCTCCAGCGGCGGGCGGCAATACATTGGTAACGGTGCCTGTTGCTGCCGGGGCAACGACTGCCGCGCTAGCGGCGGCCTTCTCCCTGGCCGTCGCGGGGACTATCGCGTCGCCCGCCGTTTCGGCTCCCTACCTGACGGCCGCGACCTTCAATACCAAGTCGGCAATCGGCGCTTACTCGCATTATCGCAGCGACGTGAAGGGCGGTTACGTAGCCATCAGCCTCGCCGCCGCGGCTGGCGTCACCACGGTCCTGCGCTCCTACCACCGCAACTATGAGCCATCCATGATCGGCTTTGAGCGGTTTATTGCCAATGATCGGAGCTACGCCTACCTGATGAACATCCTGGAAGTCGGGACCAACCGGGACATCAATTTCACTTTCAAGGACTGTGTGTTCGGGGCTTATTTTACGAGTGTCATTTATTTGAATGGCGGCGGCAATTTCAATGCCGCCGGCACCAGCGCGCCGGATTTGATAAAAGACAAGGTGCATTGGATTTTTGAGGATAGTACCTTCGACTTGCGCGACGGGTCGTCGTGGTCGAGCCTCGACCTCTTCCTCTATGCCGGGAGGTTCCGCAACTGCCGTATTCGCACGCCATCTGTAGCCACCGGCATCCCGGCGCTCAGCACCGGCTATGAGACGCTGTTCAGCGAGCAGGGCGGCACCGAGGAATGGACAACGCCGGGCGCTGCAGTGCCTGTGTTCAGGGACATCCAGACGAAGCTGTTCTGGCTCCCGAAGGACGGTCAGGCGCGGCTTTATCCGGCGAACGCCGCGACGTGGTTGCTCTGGAACACGGTTTCCTTCGAGTGGCTGAAGAAGGGAAGCATCGCGCTCGGCGGTAGCGGGTCTTACTACCAAGGCCCGGCCACCATAAGCGAGGACCGGCGAGCGCCCGTCCTGCGCCTGAACTTCAGTGTGGCCCCGCCGATAAATACCCCGCTGAAGTTCGCCTGGTCGGCGGCGGTGTCGCCATGAGCATCCGCACGCTTTTTCATCCTAGCGATGACGGGAAGACGTTCACGGTGCAGAGGCACGATCCCGACGTGTCGCCCACGCTCGAGTGGAACAAGAAGCTGCAGAACACGCCGCAGAAGAGCGAGAGCTTCCACCACATCGCCAGCATCCCGCCGATCGTCATCGAGCAATGGCTGACCGAGAGCGGGCTGTCATATGGCTCGCCGGAGTTCACGCTCTTTATCAAGCGGAAATTGCGCTCTCACGACTGGCTCTTTCTGCGCACGACCGACAAGAGGCTCTGAGATGGCGCTCGACAACCTTGCCGGCCTTCGCGCGGCTGCACTGGCCTGGATCGAGCGGACGGGCGATCCGGCGGCCGATACCATCGTCAACGACTGCGTGGCGCTGTGCGAAAGCCGCGTCAACAAGACGCCCGACTTCCGCCTGGCGGAGATGGAGACGGAGGCGGTGCTCGCTCTCGTCAACGAGCGGGCGGCGCTACCGCCGGACTTCCTCGCCATGAAGCGGGTGGTATCCAACACCTCGCCGACGCGCCTGCTCTCCTACGCCGAGCCGGGCTGGTACAGCCAGGCGTATCCAAATTCTGGCACGGACGAGAGCAGCGGCTTCTACACCATCACCGGGGTATATGCTTCGCCGCCGTCGCCGGCTGGGCCGCAACCGCCACAGCAGACGCTGTATTCCAGAAGCCCGGCGACACTCAGTGTCATCTATTACGCCAAGGTGCCGACGCTGGCGGTCGTCGACCCGAACTGGCTGCTCATCAAGAGCCCGGACGTCTACCTCTACGGCACCATCATGGAGCTGCTGAACGCGCTGGAGGGCGAGGGGGTGGAGAAATACGCCGGGCTGTTCGGCGGGGCGCTGGAGTCGCTGATCCAGTC